ATCCCGACGCCGACTCCCCCGATGCTGATTTATTCTGTTTCGCGGTTAATTCATCGTGCTTCTTGATACTGAGATGTTCCAATAATTCTTTTTTGAATAACAATATATTGTATTCTTTGCTAAAAGGATTGTTTATTTCTTCCGGTTTTAAACTCGTAGATCCATCATACACTTCTTTTGTGAGGTATTCTATCGATTTATCTATCGTCGAACCATCTGTATTTTCTTCCTTTTTTTTCTTACTACTTCGTTTTTTTTGTTTTACTAATAATATAGGCTGACTTTGATCCTCGCTCTCCGCCACCGCAGCCACAGCCACAGGCATAGTTTCTTCTATTGGAATTTCACCGACATTAGACGCCGACGACATCTTAAATGTATACCTTTATATATGTGAATAATAATACTTTAATATATTTGATATTTTTTTAGTATATTATTAATTTTTTCAATAATCGCGATTTTTTCTAAATTATACGGTCTTATCGAGTGAATACAATCATCATACGTCATCCACTTCATAAGTCCAACTTCCATTATATCGTGCGCCTTTTTCGGTTTTTTATCTAAATCAAGCATCGCAAGAAAATATTTCTGTTTATAACACTTCATATCTGAACCCATAAAGATCTCTTCAAATGGTAGTATATTTTGAATAATATTATCACACGTTATATCATATCCGGTTTCTTCTAAGCATTCACGAAGAGCACACGTTAGGTCTTTTTCATTATAGTTTCTGCGTCCTTTTGGAAACCCCCATTCTGTTTCAGTCCATCTAGTAACCGAATCATTTATAAATTGTTGCAATGTTTTACGTTTTCCGTCCTTTGTCCGTATTCCTGATACGATTTGGTTGTATTTTTCGCACGATATAGATTCTTCATTCTTATATTGACTACCGCGTGTATATTCTCCCCATAATAGTTTCCATAACTGATCAAACGTCAGCTGTATAAGATTATCTTTCTCATAAATAGTCATTTCATCTATGATGCGCTGAATATATACTTCATCATTTAATGAATATTTACCTCTTACAAAATCAACAAAACCAAAAGAATCGCGACGACGGATCATTAAAAATTCCGGTCCTTGATGTCCGCTTCGAAACGCTATTATGCCTATACTCGTAACCGGTGATCTACAATTGTTATATAAATGATTTGTTCGGTTGCAATTATTGCAAAAATGCTTTGATGTAGATGCCCCCAACAGTGTTGATGCCTGCGCTGATCCTGTAACTGGCGCGTCCTGTGATTTATTCATCATATTCATCGCATCATAATCATCTTGAATTCGTGCATTTTGCATTTTTCGATACTGAACTGCTTCTACGTATGATAACATAATCTTCGGATTGTCTATATAGTTTGTAGCGTGTGTATTCATATGATATTGTTGTTGGTATTTTTCTATCACATCATTTTCTACTTCTGATTCCATAACACTTTTTAATAATTACGAGTCTCGTTTATTCGTATTAACGTTTATCTTATTATGTGAATCTTTTTATATTATTTGATATATTATGGTTAAACTAGATGCATCAATATGGGGACCGCATTATTGGTTCTTCTTAATGACTACTGCTGTAAATTATCCAGACCATGTAAATGACGTTACGCGTAAAAAATACTATGATCTTATACAAAACTTCCCAATGTTCATTCCTGATCCAGAAATGTCTAGTGAATTTAGTCGAATGTTAGATAAATATCCGGTCACTCCATATTTAGATAGTCGCGACTCTTTTATTCGATGGGTTCATTTCATTCATAACCGTTATAATGTTATTTTATTTAAGGACGAACTATCATTGCACGACGCACTTGAAAAATATTATCTACATTATCGCCCAAAACCAGTACAGATTTTAGAAGAATTGAAATACCGCGAGAAGCTAGTTTATTTTATTATATTAATTGGAATGGGGTATGCAGCATACTATTATCATAATAAATAATATTATTATTATTATAAATGTATAATAAACCAATGTATTCCCGAAATCTCGATCCATATGATGACGATGATATTTCGCCGTCATCACCTAGATACCCATCAGTAGTAATTACTGAATATAATAAATTACTTAATGATCCTGATGTACAGGAAGGACGAGAAGCAATGGATAAACTTGGAGAGATTTTAGCACGTGGTCCAAAATTGGGTGCGCCAAAAAAATGAAATTGAAAATCGCGATAAACTTATACGCGAATATGAAGCCACCATAAAGAAACACGAAACCAAACTTAATAATTTTAGAAATGCGACTATACGTTACAAAAAATATAATCCCAACCTGAAAGGTGGTTCGCGTAGTTATAGAAATAGTAACCAACGCCAACGCCAAGAAGAAGAAGTTAAACGAATCAGCGATAAAATTAAAACACTAATGGAACGTCCGTCCCAATATGGCGGCAATCATCGTCTATGTCGGCAAGAACAAAACATTAATAATATAAAAATAAAAATATATAAAAAATTATTGAAAGAAAATGGTGGTACGAAAGAAGATTTACCAAAAATAGCGATGAATCATAGCAACAGAAGCAACAGAAGCAACAGAAGCAACAGAAGCAACAGAAGCAACAGAAGCAACAGAAGCAACAGAAGCAATAGAATGAAACGTACTCGTAGATTTAGAAGATAGGTTGTATGATGAATACATTATTTTAGGTATAATATATAACTTACCAAAAATACTTTATGATTAAATTGGAATACATTGTATTTATAATTACTGCCGTATTAATCGCAAATACGTATTATGATGGGCGTATTATACGAATGTTTCAAAGTAACCAGAAATTTATAAAAATGGCTACATTTGGATTTATTGGATTATCCTTATTTCTGTTTTTAAAGAAAAATCCTGAAAATTCTAGACAATTGCTTTTTCACGCAAATGATATTATTAAATATATGCCTATAAGCAAAGGTACTGCAGATATGATAACCCCTTTTTTTGATTTTACAAATAATAAATCATTTTTAAACAATGATGTGAATATGTTACCGCAACATCAAGCAATGATGACTTCTTATACTTCAACTGGAGGAGGCGCAAATATGATAAAAAATACGCAAATTTCTTCTCAAAACTCCGTCGCAAATGCGGGTCGTCCTATCGCAAATGATAGAGGAACAAGTGCAGCTGAGAGAAAATTATTGAACTCTGGTAAGGGTTCAAGCAAACGAAGTGTTAGTGAAACGAAAAAGAAATATGTCGCTGCTCAGCAAGGATGGAAATGTGGTGATTGCGCTCGGCAATTACCTGCGTGGTTTGAAGTCGACCATGTTATCGCCTTAGAACACGGAGGATCTAATCACGTAGATAATTTAGTAGCATTATGTCGCGATTGTCATGGAAAAAAAACTGCGATGTCGTTTTTGTGAATCATCATTTCGTGATTTATACGAATTATATTATATTCATATAAATTAAGCACGTAATAATGGAAACTGTTCCATTTGAACTAAAAAGTTTAATTGAATACATACCACTTTGTATTATTATTATTATTATTATAATTTCGACGTTAACTTGGAATGTTATTACAGATAAAATTCAATACCTAATAACGTTGATATTTGTTTTTGTATTTGCGGTTTATTTGTATTTGGGTGATTCGGTTTCGGTATCTAAATGGGAAGGGTATCAATCAATTGCACCCCCTAATAATACCGAGCAATATATTTTTTCATTTCAGCCAGTAATACCAATAATGTATATCACTTATCTCGAACACGAAGATTGGCTGAAAATTCTAGGGTTGTTGGGTTCATTCGTTCTCATTGCGATTGGGATATATTTTGGTGTTAATTCTACAAATTACACTACTAGACCTCAACCATTGAATAATGGCGCATTATTTATAACAATCGGGTCTATTTTCACTGGATTAAGTATTCTTGCTGGTATTTATATACTTATAACGATATTTCGTGATAATGCGAATGCAGCAGATGATAATAAAAATAAGGTTATTGTACCATTGTCTTTTATCGGAATAATAATTGGCGCATATCTTATAATTACTGGTACAAATATAGATAAAAATATAAAAAATGGAACCCCAATTGATAAATCAAAGGAAGTTACTATCGATTATAAGAGTTTGAATTTAGTTGGTGGGTTATTATTTCAAATAACGGGTATACTTGTTTTATTAGTCTGTATATATTATCTTGGTATATTGCATTCTCAAGACCTCTGGAATCTGGGATTCCGAATTATTATTCCTCTAACATTAATTATCGCAGGTATGGCTATTTCGGATAAAGCTGGTAAAGATCCGGATCCGGTTTATATTTCTCATGGTGCGATATATCTTATTCTCTCGTGTCTTGCGATCTTTTTATGTATTGGCGAATTAAAGAAATTTGAAACATATTGGCGAAGTGGCGTCATTTTACTAATCCTTTTATTTTGCTTATTTTGCTGGAATATGAATGTTAGTAGGGAAGAAATTGATAAGACACCTTCTAATTACGAGAATGAATTCAAAGAATCAGAATCAGATACGAAAAATATAAGATATACTCTTTATCAACAAATCAGAAATGAAGCGAATGACGAATATAAACGCACCTATAATGCTGATCCAGATAAAAATGCTGATCCAGCTAAAAATATGACGAAAGAACAGACAAACTTTCAAAAGATCATCGAACGCAAAATAACTGAATTAAAAGCGCGAGAAAAATCAAATGCAGCTTTGAATTTAACCATATCTTTCAT